AAATGATGCTTCAAGAAAGCCAATCATTGAGGATTTAGGCGCAAGTGATATAACTAAAGAAGATTTCAGCAATGTTGATAAAATTATTCAACAAAACTTATATGCTGGTCATCAGATTACTGCACCAGATTTATTTGGAATTTCCACTCCAGGTCAATTAGGTTCTCGCCAACAAATGCGTGATTCTTATGAGATTTTTAAAAATACTTATGTCAATGATAAGCAGATATTTATTGAACAAATATTCAATGTACTTGCCAAATTACGAGGTGCTACATCTGAAATTAAAATAGCACCAGTTGAACCAATCGGTATTGAATTTAGTGAGCAAACTATTGCGAATAATTTAACTAAAGATGAAATTCGTGAGAAACTTGGTTTACCAAAATTAGAAGCAAAGACAACTTCAACAAGTCAAGATGTAGTTGATGCAATTAATAGCTTATCTCCTATTGTAGCAACTAAGGTATTAAACTCGATGACTGCAAATGAGATTCGTGGACTTGCAGGTTTAGTAAGCACACAAGAAGGCAATCAAATTATTCCCGATTCTGGAGTAGTTGGAATGTCATCACATCTTCAATTTTCAGAAGATGAAGTGATTAGTTTATTTGCTCAATTTGGTGAATCTGCCGATGAATATGTTTCACTTCAAAAGCGACAAGTATTTGGAATGAATCCAAGCGATGAAGAGGAGGCGATGAATCTTGAGTTTGCAGTTAATGAACTAACTTCAATGGATGCTTCAATTTTAGATTTGATTCAAAAGGATAAACGAATTACTCCAGAGGTTATTGCATCAACTTTAAAAACTGATATTTCGGTAATTAATAGAAGATTAAATAGCTTGGAATCTAATGGATATATCAAATCTACTTATGTAAAAGGAACTACGAATAGAGTTTTGCCTAAGCCTTTGAGCGAATTGAATGCACCAAAGGCAGAAACTAAATCGGTAATGATTAAGTATTCGTATGAATGGAAGCCATCTGTGCCATCAAATCAAAGAGATACAAGCGCACATCCATCAAGATACTTTTGTCATCGTATGATGCAATTAAATAGGGTTTATTCAAGAGCAGAGATTGAAACAATCAGCGCAAGATTAGGATATTCAGTATTTGATAGAAGAGGTGGATGGTGGACACAACCTAATGGAGATCATTCACCAAGTTGCCGCCATATTTGGATGTCTAATGTAATTATTAAAAAGGATTAAGAGATGAAGAATACTTTATTTATTTCGGTTAATACAATCAAGGAGCGCACAGGACTTCACGCAAATATTGATGATAAGTTAATAATGCCGGAGATTGCAACTGCTCAAGATATGTATATCTTACCTTTGCTTGGAACAAATCTTTACGAAAGACTTCAAGCTGGTATTGTTGCTAATGATTTAAACGCAGATGAGATTACTTTATTAGATGATTTCATAACTACTACTTTGGTTTATTTTGTATTATCTGAGTTACCGGTAGGTTTAAGCTTTCAGTTTTATAATAAAGGATTAGTACGCAAGTCAAGTGATAATACGATTAATCCCGATATGCAAGAATTGATTGATGTGGCTAATCGTTATCGTTCAAGAGCGGAATTTTATCGCCAAAGAACGATTAAATACTTGCGTCAAAACGCTGCTCAAGGTAAATATCCACAATACCTAAACTTTGGTATTGGAGTAGATAAGATTCGACCAGATAGAGATTCTTATTCAGCTTCAATGTGGCTCGGTGGCGATTATACTTACAATCCAGATAGACCTTTAAGTTTTGAAGAAAAATATCAAGGAGCATTTGGTATCTGTTTAACTTGTTAATAATATGCCTAAAGCATACTCAATTAAAAACATTAATAAACTAAAAGTTTATTTAGCGCAACAAAATGGCAGTACAACAACTAACATTAAACCAAACGGTCAAGTTAATTCGGGACATAGCACAAAGTCATAACCAAATTAATACGGTTTATTTTGGGGATGTATGGGAGTTTCTTGCTCAAGCTGATAATGTTTATCCAGCAATGTTTTATTCATTAACTGGAAGTTCAATATCTACTCGAACTTTGAGTTTAGATTTTTCTTTGTTCTTTCTTGATAGACAATTACAAGATGAATCAAATGAAACTGAGGTATTATCTGACCAATTATTAATTGCTCAAGATATTTATTCAATGCTTCGTCATCCAAATTTTAATTGGAAATTAGATGAAAGTGCTTCCATTGAATTTTTTACTGAAAATGAAAAGGATTATTTAGCTGGTGTACGATTGGATATAACAATGAATTACCCTATGCTTACTGATAGATGTCAAGTTCCTACAAATTTTAATTATCCAAGTTAATAATGGCAAATAAAAAAATAACGCAACTTGCGAGTAAAACTGCGGTATTATCAACAGATTTATTTCCGATAGGAGATGCTGCTACTGGTACGCTTTACAAGAAAACTATTGCAGAACTTCAAGCTGCTATTGGTGGTGCAGTTGTTTCAGTAAATGGAAAAGTTGGTGTAGTAGTATTAACAACAGATGATGTTATTGAAGCAGTTAGTCCTACAAACTTATACTTTACTAATACAAGAGCAAGAGGTGCAATAAGCTTAACAACCACAGGATCAAGTGGAGCATCAACTTATTCTTCTTCAACAGGAGTATTAAATGTTCCTACTTATACACTTGCTGGACTTGGCGGAATTACTGCAACATTTTTAAGTGGTGGTACAGGTATTTCGTATAATAGTGGCACAGGAGTTATTTCTTATTCTGGTACGATTTACACAGATTCAAGCGTAAGAGGATTATTTTCCGCTGAAACAGGATTAAGTTATAATTCAGCAACTGGAGCATTTTCTTATTCCGGAACGATTTATACGGATGCTTCTATTAAAGCTTTATTTAGTGGAGGCACAGGAATTACTTATAATTCTACTACTGGTGCAATTAGCTATTCGGGAACGATTTATACGGATGCTTCTATTAAGGCTTTATTTAGTGGGACTTCTCCAATTACTTATAATTCGACAACAGGAGCAATAGGAATTACTGGTGCAAACTTAACAGAATCAACAAGTTCAGTTCTAACTATTACAGGAGGTACTGGTGCTTTGATATCAGCAGCATCTATTCAAGTTAAGCAAGCAAGCGGAAGTCAAAGCGGATTCTTATCTTCAACTGATTGGACAACTTTTAACGGAAAACAGAACGCTTTAACTAATCCAGTAACTGGAACTTCAACAAGCGGATATGTTGCTTTTTTTAATGGAAGTACAACAATTACTGGGGATTCTGGTCATTTTTGGGATAATACTAATAAGCGTTTAGGAATTGGTACGACTTCGCCAAGTTATCCTTTACATATTTATTCTACAACTAATTTAAGATTAAATATTGAAGGAACAACAAATTATGTAGCTACTCAATATAATAATACTGGAGGTGCATTTTATATGGGTATTGATGATTCAGCTGGTACTAATTTTACTGGATCTGGATATGCTAGATTTTTATATTCTGGAGGTTCATATCCAATGATATTTACTACTAATGGTTCTGAAAGAGTTAGAATTACTTCTGATGGTTTATTAGGAATTGGAACATCATCTCCAACAAGAAGTTTTCAAATAACAAGAACTTCAACTGCTTTTATAAATGCTGAAGGTAGTTCTGTTGCTATTGGTAGCAGTAATGCAGCAGTTGCTTTTTTTGCAAATAATAATAATTCTATAAATCTAACAACAGGTGGAAATATTCTTATGGGAACTTCTACCGACAACGGAGAACGCTTATATGTATCTGGTGCAATTAGAGCAACAGGAACAATCACGGCAAATTCAGATATTACCTTAAAAAAGAATCTATTAAAGATTGAGAATGCGCTTCAAAAGGTAGGGCAGATTAACGGATATACATACGAATTCAAAGAAGATGATTCTAAGCGACATGCTGGGGTTATTGCTCAAGAGATTCAAGAGGTATTACCAGAAATCGTAAATAAAGGAAACGATGGTATTCTTGGAGTTGAATATGGTAATATATCAGCTTTGTTAATTGAGGCAATTAAAGAGCAACAAACACAAATTAATGAGTTAAAAGCATTATTGAATAAATAAATGGCTTTACAAGCTTCGGGGCAAATGTCCTTTGCAGATGTTTACAATGAAATAACGGGGGAATCATTAACGAATCCCCCTATTTCTATTACGGCTGCTGAACTTGGTCAATTACAAAATGCTCAAGGTCAAACAATTCCATTAAACCAATTCTCGGAGTTTAAACCAGACGGTACTTTACCAACGGTATTTCCAACAGAATGGTATAAGTATTGCCAAATATGCAATGTTTCAAAGCCATTCTTGACAATCAGTAAATCAGCGCCATCACAAGCATATAATAACCAAAATTTTAACTTTACCATTACCATAACTAACAATGGTCAAGCTTCAACAAGTGGAACTATTTATATTACAGATAATTTACAAACTAATTTAGTTTACCAATCGGTAAGTGGAAGTAATTGGAGTGGTAGCGTAGCGAATAATGTTGTTGCTTTACAGTTTAATGGTACTTTAGGAATTGGACAATCTACTCAAGTAACGATTGTAGTTAAAACCGTATACAATTCGACATATAATAATTATGCTTCCGTAACTGGTGGTGGCGATTCAGTAGTTCGATACTCAAATACTACTACAACATCGGTAATAACTCAAACTTGGACATCCACACAAACGGTTCGATTAGATAGAACTTATCAAAAGAATAATTGTGGAGGTTATGGTACTGGTACCTATGAACAAATATATTCGCCATATTATACTAATACTTATACAAGTTATATAAGTCAAGCAGATGCCGATTCTAATGCTTATCAAATGAGTTATTCTCAAGCTTCAACTTGGCTCGATTATAATGGGCAGAATCAAGCAAACGCTCAAGGTTCTTGTGTTTACCAATATCCAATTGTTCAGCTTACTTTATTTGAATCACCAAGCGTAATAAATAAAGGATCAACAGGAACGGTAACGCTTCAAGTAACAAATCAAGTAGTTGCCACAAATGGAAACATTACTTTTCAAATTGCATTGCCAGCTGGAATCAGTTATAACGGAGTAATATCAATACCTAATATTTATACAATTAGTGTAAATGGTCAGATTGTATCTTTTACTACAAGCCAATCTTTACCGAATGGATATTCTGCAACTTTAATATTTAGTATTTATACCAATACGGTTGGAAGTTATTCATTTAAAGCAACAGGAAGCGGAGGCAATATGCAAAACAATTACACAGAATCTAATTATGTTTATTTTGATGTAACGGCAGAACCAACATATTCATTTGGAGTTTTATCTGAAAATTATAGCTTCAATTCAAAAGAGAAAAATCCTAATGCTTTAATTGTTGCAGTACCAACAGATGATGCTTATTATTCTTCTTTCTTAAATATTACAAATGGTAATAGTGGAGCAGATGGATTATTGATTACCTGTATTATTCCATCGTTTTATCCGGGCAATCAAGCACAAGTTTCATTGGATTCGAATTATTTTCAATCTACATGGAATGCGCTTCAAAATAGAATGGAAATTACTAATAAGGTAAATAATGTACCTGTTGGTCAATACTATTTTCGTATTAAATTACCGATGAATATTGACTATTTTAGAGCAAATAATAGTTCACAAAGTGGTTTAGTAATTACTTCATCGAATACGATAATTTCATCATTACAAAATGCTACCTTTTATTTTTATAGAAATAGTTCATATCAATCTCAAGGGACTACTTCAATAACTTGGTCAAGTAATTATTTAGAATATTATACATTTAATTTTACCAATACTCCAAATACTACTACGAATATGCAACTGCGTTATCGCCATGTATATCTTGGAAGCCCTACAACTATAAACTTGGTTTCAATAGGAAATTCATTAGGTTCATTTGGTATTTGGTATTTGAATCCAACAAGAAATAATGGTTATGTATCTTTATCATATCCATTAATTTATGATATTGGAGGCGAACAATACTTTGGAATGTACACTTATTTGACTTTGCTATATAACAATACAAGCATTACATTTTCAAATAATAGAAACGATATTGATTCAACTGCAAATACTGGAATCAAGATAAATTCAAGATACAACGATCCTTTTTTGCGAGATATTAACTTGACAATTTCAGTAGATTCGGGAGGTAATTTTATAAATTCTTAGTGAATAGCTATTTATTATTGTTAAACTTAAATACAACCAAATGAAATTAGATTTTAACTTTAACTTTATCGGGTTAGATGAAGTAGCGTTCGAAGGTGGAAACGCTGGGAAAACATTAGCAAGTGCATTAGCTGGAGCATCAAAAGGAGATGCGCTAAAGTTCTGGGATTGGGCAAAGAAATTATTTAAAGGAGAGGTTTTAGATTTAGACAAGTCAGACCAAGAAACTTTAAAGACATTTGTCAAAGAATCAGATAGCTTTACGGTACTTGCAAAGGCTCAACTTTTAGAAACATTTATTCAAGACTAAAATGATTGTATTCATTGAACCAGTAAAAGGAGTAAGAGAGATAGCGGATCGCATCGAGATTAAAATTATTAATTATGTGCTTCAAGGCGCAGAACAAACGCTTTACTTTTGTTTACAATCTCAATTCAACAAAATGATTGAGGAAGGCAATCTAATTATTCCAGAACCGGTAGTTGCTCAATGGGGAGTTGATGATTCAATCATTATTGATTGGGCATTAGACACATTAGGCTTAACTAAAAAAGAAGATGTTTTAACTGAAGGTTCTTTATAATATGTTTAATTTTTCTGATATATTAGTGCCATCTCTTACAGCCTTTTTTGGAGCATTAGTTACATGGATTTTCGGTAGAAAGAAAGAGAACGTAGAAGTTCAAGGAACTGAAATAACTAACACACAAGAAGCAATCAAAATTTGGCGAGAGATGGCACAGGATATGTCGGACAAAGTAAAAGAGTTGAGCGACAGAGTCGATGCGCTAACGCAAGAAGTACATTCATTACGCACAGAGAATAGCGATTTAAAGCACAAACTCGGATTAGATGAAAATCAACCAATCAAGCGCAAAAGGACTAAACCTAATCAAGACATTTGAGGGATTAAGTCTTAAACCATATCTTTGCCCAGCTGGCATTCCGACAATCGGATACGGTTCTACATTATATTCTGATGGTACTAAAGTTAAAATAACTGACAAGCCAATTTCAGAATTTCAAGCATCTACTTTATTGATGAATACATTAAGGCATTATGAGCAATCAGTTAATTCATTTTGCAGAGATGATATTTCACAAACTCAATTCGATGCTTTGGTTTCATTCGCTTATAATTGTGGAGTTGGCAATCTTAAAAGTTCAACACTATTAAAGAAAGTCAATGCTAATCCTAACGATCCTACAATTCGACAAGAATTTTTAAAATGGAATAAAGGCGGAGGCAAAGTATTAGCTGGATTAACAAAAAGAAGAACGGCAGAAGCTGATTTATATGAATCTTGACCAATATTCAAACCTAATTAAGGCAGTAACAAGTTTACTGCTTTTGTTTTTTGTGGCATATTTTTACAATTCTTGTAATAAAAAGCCAAAATCTTTAGTAATTACACAACAAATAACGACAAAGAATGAAATCATTAAAATCGATTCCTTTATTAATCGGATTCCTTTTACTTATTCAGATAGCCAAAGGACAAATTTCATACAAAATTATCGGACATTCCGGTAAGCAAGTTTGTATTCCAGTAACTTTAATGGATACAATGATTCGTGATTTGAAAGAGCGAAAGTTATTATTGAGAAAAGATAGCCTTAATACGGCTTATATTTCGATTCTAAGCAACGATAACGCTAATAGACAAACAAAGATATACGAAACAGAAAAATCGTTCATTATAAGCGAAAGTAAACGCAAAAGAAATGGATGGCAAAGAAATTTCTTTATATTGTCTACTACAATTTTAATTATACTATGTACGAAATAAGAGTTGAACCAATGGAGAAGCACGAACCATATAGATTAACTACTTCGGTAATGCTTGGAACTATGCTTGATGTCTTAGAATATGTAAAAGATTCTGATGATTCAACATTTGTTTTAAAAATGAAGCTTAATAATAATATTGAGTTTCTTGTGGATCAATTAATGACTGAATATGAGCAAGGAAGAAAATAAGACTTCTGAAGAAATAAGCCAAGAGGCTTTAGAGTTATATAAGTCTGGTAAATTTCAAAGTCAAGGGGCTATTGTTAGGCATTTAGTTAGTTTATATCCCGATATTGACAAAGAGCGTTTAAGACTTGCTTTGCTTCGTAGAGTTCAAAGGTATAAAAAAACTAATAATCATCCAGCACTTACAACTGAATGTGAAGCAGTTGGCTTACCGGTAGAGAATGTTTCAAACTATTGGTATAAAGGAAAGCAATATTCAGTTCATGTCAAAGGAGATAAGCAAGAAACCGATTACGCTAAAGTAATTGAAGAAATAGTTTCATCTTATAATCCCGATAATCTTAGAGTAATTGAATTTGAAAAGCTTGATACTCCAAAAGCCATTAAAGCAACTCTTTCAGATATGCACATAGGATTAGAGCCTAATCCACAAAACAAATCTTTATTTGCTTATGAATATAATGAGCAAATATTTAAAGATAATTTGGATAAAGTATTTAATTCAATCCTAAAAGAATATAAGCAAAACGGAAAGTTTGACTTACTTATAATAGATGACTTGGGAGATGGATTGGATGGATGGAATGGTCAGACAACAAGAGGAGGTCATGCGTTAGAGCAAAATATGAATAATGAAGATGCTTTTCGTGTATTTGTAGAAGGCAAACTTAATTTAATTGAGAATTGTATTCAAGCTGGTATTGCTAATGAAGTTTTAGTTCGCAATGTAGCTAACGATAATCATTCTGGTAGTTTTGCTTCTATTGCTAATATGACTATTAAAATGATATTGGAAAGAACTTATTCAAATGAATCGGTTAATTTCTATATTCTTAATAAGTTTATGGAGCATTTTACTTACGGAGATCATACCTACATTCTTACACATGGAAAAGATACTCAGTATATGTTTAAAGGATTGCCATTTGAATTAAATGATAAGGCAACTTCGTTTATTAACGATTATATTGACCATTACAATATTAATACAAAGCACATCCATTTAGAAAAAGGCGACTTGCATCGCATTGGTTATTCGAGAACAAAGAAATTTGATTATCGAAATTATATGAGTTTTGCTCCTCCATCTGCTTGGGTTCAGCATAATTTTGGAGATTGTTATTCTGGTTATTCTATTGAAACAATTCCTAAATTTAGTGGAGAAATAAGCCATACTGATTATTATTTTGATTTAACAAAAAAGATTTAATATATTGTAAGAGTTTTCATAGTGATAATAGGTTTAGTTAAAAGGAAAGGATGTCGGTTTTACTGATGTCCTTTTTTGTTGATTGATAAAAAATATTTAAAAAAGTTTTTTTATTTAGAATCTTCTTTGTAATATTACACATCGAAAGCAACTAAGCAATCGAATAAACCTTATCAAAATGAAAAACTTTATCTCACTAATGTTAGGCGAAGATTTTACAACTGCCGACATAATTCCAGCCATCAAGACTTTTGCTGGATTAATTTTATTATTATCAATCGTTTCTTTAATCGAAAACCTATGAAAATCGTAAAAGCACAATTCAAAGATGAAGCTGGTTATTACACAATGACTTGGTCATTCAATCACGAACTCTGGACTATCAAGGATATTATCCAACACGAATGCGAAAAATCAAAATCAACCTTTATAAAATTTCTTAATCATGAAAAATAATCACCTAGCTTTAGTCAATCTCATAGAAGCACATGGAATTGATTTAGAATTATTTTATGCAGTTTCAGTTTACAAAAACAACTGCGTACTTCAAGGATTCTTTTCAAGTGAATCGAGTTTAATAGGATATAAATTTGCAAGTCCTATTACTGACAAGAATGGATTCTTGAATTTTAATTTTGAATATGAATCAACTAAATTTGTAATCGTTTTAACTAATCTATAATATGAAAAACCTAATCAAATCTCTCTCGGACTTTCAGAATGAATGTCCAATTATCCACAAGGATACAAAAGGCCATAATTACACTTATGCCGATTTGCCTCAAATCTTTAGCGTTATTAATCCATTGCTTAAGAAACACAAACTTTGCTTTACTCAATTACTGGAGAACGATGGCATTAAGACTATATTATTCCATGTTGAAAGTGGCGAGCAACTTCAAAGCTTTACTCAAATTCCAAAGGTAAAACTTGGGAACATGAATGATTATCAAGCCTATGGATCGGGAGTAACTTACTTTAGAAGATATGCTTTGAGTTCAATGCTTGGTATCATTACTGACAAAGATACAGATGCAGCTGGTACTCAAGTAAAAGAATCAGTTCAAGCAAAGCCAAAGATTGATGATGTTATCATTGCATCAAGCATTAATGCTACATCATCTATTGAGAAGCTAAATGCTTATTATAAGCAAGTAAGTTCTGATTATGAATTAACTCCAGAACAAATCAAATTATTTTCAAACCGTAAATCATTTTTGAAATAATGGAATATAATATAAATCCAGTTTTTAATTGGCAAGAAAAGATTGATGAATGCAATACGCTTTCAAATCTTAATGATTTCTTTTTTGCTCATGAAACCGAAATAGCAGAAAAACCAGAAGTATTAAACTTAATCAATAACCGTAAACAACAATTTAAAAAGTAATGGAAAAGAAAGAAAAAGTATTCGCAGATGGTTTCATCTTCAAGCGTTCAGATAACGCACCAGATTTTGTAATCGGAAACATCTCAATCAAATCAGAAGATGCAATTGCATTTATTCAAAAGCATTCTAAAAAAGGATGGGTAAATTTAAAAGTAAATAAATCACAAAATGGCAAAGCCTATATCGAGTTAGATACTTGGGAAGCTACCGGTACCAAGCCAACTTATACTAAAACTCCAGCGTTAAACGGAGATATGGCTAATGAGTTTAACAATTCAGATTTACCTTTCTAATGATTTGGAATTTAGATAATTACTACGAATTTAGATGGGAGGATCACTTTGTAGGAGATGACAAATGGTTTGCAAGAAGTTTCTATCAAATGAAGAAGTTTAATTCGCAAGAGCAAGCTAATGAGTATGTTGCTAATATGTTAGCTGGTAATAGATGCTTGGGAGTTTTAGAATTAACTCCAGAATATGATAAGATTTTAGAATCTTGTGATGGCGATAAAATTGAAGAATTTAGAGAGTTAAAAGAATTTACATTATGAAAATCAGAAAGTTAGATTTATACCAAGAAGTGGCTAATCGATTAAACTCAAAAGGAGTAAAGCCATTCAGCGCAAGGGAGTTCAATATGCCATTAGTTCAACAAGTGGTATATGGCAAGGTTAAGAACGAAGATGTTATGCAAGAAATCAAAGAGTTAATGCTAGAGAAACTACATGGCTCAAGGTAAGAATAAACAACACGAGAAGGCAAGCGAGGTTCTGGCTTTCTTTGGAGTATGTGGAATGATTTCCATGTGGATCATTTATTTAATCGTTTATCTAATTAACCTATGAAAGAACTAACCTTTAACCAATGGCAAGAGCATCTTGCTAAAGAATTACAGAAAAACTATCGTAAACTAAAACTTATCAAAGATGAGAAGCTTCAAAAAGTATCACGAAGAAAATCCACAAATTTACACAGAGTTTAAAAGACTTGCTTACCAGCTTATTAATCGTGGATATAAGCACATTGGGGCAAAGCAAATATTTGAAGTAATACGTTGGAATACTATGATTACCGGTAACGATGGATTCAAAGTAAACAATACTTATACTTCTGATTATGCAAGGCTATTTGAGAAAGATCATCCGATTTATGCTGGAATATTTCGCAAAAGACTTTGCAAATTAAAAGTAGATTAGTATATTGCAAAACGATAAGCGAAGTCTGTGAGAGGGTTTCGGTTATTTAAGGGGTTAAAAAACCACAAAGCCAGTTCCAATCTCTCACTTGGGCTGGCTTTTTTATTTGACTAATGAAATATTTCCTACATGATTCAAATTCATTTAACGATGAAAAAATAACGGAACTCTATCTTGAGTTTGGTTATGAAGGGCTTGGATTATTTTATACGATCCTTGAAAAACTTGCATTGCAAGAAAAACCGATAAAGACTAATGTAATAAAACATCAGTTAAATGTTGGTAAAAAGTTAGATAAATGCTGGAAGTTTATGGAAGAAATTGACTTAATATCATCAAATAATGGTGAAACTTTCAACAAACAATTGCTAAACTTTAGTGAAAAGTATCAAGTTAAAAAAGAAAAAAATGCAAAACGAATTGCAGAATGGCGTGAAAATCAATTAGTTAGCGAAAGTGTAACGCATTACAAAAGTGTTAGTAATACTCCTAAAGTAAAGGAAAGTAAAGTAAAGGAAAGTAAAGTAAATATATCTTTAAGCGTTCAACTTTTGCAATATGTTGTTGAATTAGGAGATGAATATGATAACTTTTATTCTTATTGGACTGAAAAAGATAAAAAAGGAAAAGAGAGATGGGAAAACGAAAAGTATTTTGATATTAGCAGAAGAATAAAAACTTGGATTACTAACTCAACTAAATTTAAAACTAATGGAACTAACAACGAATCGAAACTCGGAACATCAGCTGCAAGAATGGAAGCCCTCCGTAACTGGTAATCCTTTAGCAAAGCAGTTAATGCTTGCAAGCAAAGGTCAGACTTTGCGTTTAAGCGATGATAATGATTTAAAGCAAGTGTTACGCTACTCGATGCTTTTAGTTGGCTTACGAGCAAACAATATGCCAACAGAAGAAGAAAAGTTTGTACTGATTAATTTTATTAAAACCAATTTTGGAAATATTACGATTGCACAAATCAAACTTGCATTTGATATGGCAGTAGCTGGAAAGCTTCAAGTAGATGCTAAATGCTATGAGAACTTTTCTTGTGAGTTCTTTGGCAGAATAATGGCAAAGTATTTAGAGTTTTCAGCACAAGAAACAAGGATCATAAGCCAACGAGTAGTTGAAGATGAGCCATTACCAAAGCCAAGCGATGAAATATTAAAACTTCAAGCAATTGAAATTATTAATGATTTTGCTGATAAGGTAAAGAAAAGCAAAGATACCGGTAAAACATTTAATTGGATGACTGGAGGATTAAGCGAACTTTATAAAATGCTTGTCAAATTTGGTATTCAGACAATATCAAAGGAAGAAATGCTTGAAATTTGGCGGAAAAATGCTAACATTGAAAATGAAGAAGAACGCAAAAATCATTGTCGGATGCAGTCATATATTTTGCTTGCTAATCAGTTGGCTGATTTTGATGCAAGAATTGATAGTGATGGAAAAATTAAACCTATTGAATAATGAATGTACTAAGCCTATTTGATGGAATGTCGTGCGGTCAACAAGCATTAGAAAGAGCAGGATTTAAAGTTGATAAATACTTTGCATCTGAAATTGACAAGTATGCTATTCGAGTAACGATGGCAAACTATCCAAATACGATTCAGTTAGGATCGGTAGTAAATGTTAAAGGAATTGATTTGCCTAAAATTGATGTGTTAATTGGAGGTAGTCCTTGTCAATCGTTCAGCTTTGCCGGTAAGCGAAAAGGAATGAGTACCAAAGATGAGCAAGAGATATTAACGCTTAATCATTACTTACAATTAAAAGAAGAAGGATTTGAATTTGAAGGTCAGTCTTACTTATTTTGGGAGTATATGAGATTACTCAAGGAGGTAAAGCCAAAGTATTTTTTACTTGAGAATGTAATGATGGGAGAGAAATGGGAAAAGATTTTATCTAAAGCTATTGGAGTTAAGCCAATAATGATTAATTCATTGTTAGTTTCTGCTCAGAATAGACAAAGACTTTATTGGACTAATATTGGATTAGAGCCACAAGGATTATTTGGAGATTTAGAATCTACAATTCAACAACCAAAAGATAAAGGAATTTTGCTTAAAGATATAATTGAAGATAATGTAGATAATAAATTCTATTTGTCAGAAAAATTAATTAAAGGTTTTTTAAATAAACCAGCTGAATGGGCAAAAGGATTTGTTCCCAGAGATTTAAACGGTAAATCATATTGTTTAACTACTGGTCAATTTCAAGTTTCAAACAATTACATTATTACTCATAATTTGCAACCAAGAAGTGCAAATCGACCTTCATTAAAAAATAAGACAAGTAGTGGAGGCTCTGGACATTTGCAAAAATATGATGGTAAAACTTATTGTTTAGATACTGGACAAACAAATGCGATTGAATACAACGGAAAAATTAGAAGATTAACTCCTATTGAATATGAAAGATTGCAGACAGTTAAAGATAATTACACAAATTATGTGAGTGATACACAAAGATTTAGAATGCTTGGAAACGGATGGACAGTAGATGTAATTGCTCACATTTTTAACTATATGAAATGAGAAACTTTATAATTGCTTTGATTACAGGCATTGGCTTATATTATTTTTATACTCTAATTAAAAAAGATATAGAGCATCCGCATAAACCTGTATATTTGAAACTGGTAGAAGAAGACTTTCACGATGATTTTGATTCGACCTATTATTACTACGGGTGCAAGACAGATACATTCAAACTAAATCATAAATGCAATGGCAAATAGGAAAGCATTAATAACTAAAAACCATTTGAATTGTCCAGCTTGCAATGAGGATTATTCCAAGACTAATTTGGTAGAACGGTTTGAAAGAACTGGAAATATATCTCATTTGGTTTTTATTTGCGATTGTAAGCAAAAGCTATCGTTAAGATTAATGGTGAACGGATGGCTAAAAATTTACGATATTACTGAAATCAATGATAGAAAGAATCGTAGAGATAGAGAACGAAGAAAACAACAACGAGATGCTTCTAACAATTAAAGGACAAGTTCCAAGCAAGAGCAATGGCTATCGAATAGCTAACAATCGCTTATTTAAATCGAAAGAGTTAAAGCAATACGAGGAATCATTTGCTTGGCAATCTGCAAAGGTATTGCAAGAGTTTGATGATAAGTTTGGTATTACAATGACTATTTACTTTCAGTCAAATCGTTCTGACTTGGATAATGCAGCAAAGGTAATTCTTGATTGTTTGCAGACTTCTGGAATTATTAAGAACGATAGGAATTGCTGGCAGTTGCAAATGACGAAAGAAATAGATAAATTGAATCCAAGAGTTGAAATCTTTATTTACAAAATTTGAATAATCATTTTTTTTCATTATGAAAACTATAAAATCAGAAGTATTTAATATGGATTGTATTCAAGGAATGAAACAATATCCTGATAATTACTTTGAATTAGCGATTGTAGACCCTCCTTATGGAATTGCAAGATTTGGCAATAGAGTTGAAATATCAAATAGAAAATGCAAGGATGCAAAATTAAATAAATGGGATGTTAAACCAAATCAAGATTATTTTGACGAATTATTTAGGATTTCAAATAATCAAATAATATGGGGAGCAAATAATTTTATATTGCCTCCAACAGAATATTTTTGCATTTGGGATAAAAAACAAACGGTAGATAATTTTGCTACTGCCGAATATGCTTGGGTATCTATGGGATTAAAAAAACCTGCTAAAATATTTGAATATTCTATTCATAAAACTATGGCTGATAGAAAAGAAGATGGAGGTAAAATTCATCCAACACAAAAACCAGTAAAGCTATATAAATGGTTATTACAAAACTATGCTAAACAAGGAGATAAGATTTTAGACACACATTTAGGAAGCGGAAGTTCAAGAATTGCAGCTTACGATATGGACTTTGAGTTTACTGGATTTGAACTTGACAAGGATTACTTTGAAGCAAGCGATAAAAGATTTCAACAACATATTCACCAATTAACTTTATTCTAATGGCAAAAGCAAGAAAGCATTACTACCGGTCAGCAGATAAGACCATATATGTCGAAATAGATTACGACAAACTATTCCATGACCATTATTCACAAGATGGTAAGAAGCGATGGCTACTTGGTGCAGATACGGATCGTATCGAAACATTCTTATCTGGTAGAGGATATGTAAAGATTAACAAAGCGCAACATGATAAGTTCAGAGAAACTCTTACCATCGAATTACCAACAAGCCCTATCTTGGATAAATGAGCAATTAGCAAAGCCAAATCAGTTTAATATCAATCTTGGTGGAGGCATAATAATAAATGATTTGCATAAGTGCTTGGAGGTTAAACGAGAAAGATTATTAAACTTAGAAGGATATAATCAAAAAGTTATATTTTTACAAACGAAGATTATTAAAGATTATCTGCAAAAGCAGAAGTCCTCCGAAATCCTTTAGAGATGTACTGGGCTGACGGCTCGGAAAGACGAGCAAAAATTTAAACTAAATCAAATATGAAACTAACTGAAAAAGAAACGATTATAATTTACGCTGGATTAACCAATGCGTTAATAGATCACATCGACAATGACTTTCGCAAAACGGTATTTAATCGGCAAAGCCTAAAGTTTAATAGCAAGGCAGTCCTAAAGGAACTTGAGGATATAACAAACAAACTTTATTCAACTCAAGCAAGTGAAGAAGCAGTTGCTCAGCACATAGAAGCTGGAGATATAATGCTTAAATTCTTTAAACTTGGAATCAAGATGAGTGAGATGGATGAGGTAAAACATGAAGGATTAAATACTCAATTAAATATTTTACTTAAATCATATGCAATAGATGGAATCGAATTTTAGAGATTTGAAGCAAGCAATTGAAGAAGCCAAAGAAATGGTACATTCACCGGATCATTATCAAGGCAAAAAATTTGAAGTGATTGATATAATTAATGATTATTCTCTTAACTTTGAAATGGGTAATGCGATTAAGTACATCTTGCGAGCAGATAAAAAAGGCAATAAGAAGCAAGACATTCAGAAAGCAATATGGTATTTGAATCATGAACTCAATAAATTCTATGGATAAATTAATTTTAGAAGGCATTTTCATTGGAATTATGGAACTTGCGTTTATTGGTTTTATGGTTTATAAGATATACAAAAAATCAAAGGAATAATGAATCCATTGAATCGAAGCAAAATCATTGCTGAACTTTACGAAAGTAAGGAGATAGCTTCGGCACTAAGAAAGATGCAACCAGCATCAATCAGAGAAGAATTAAAGCAAGAGATGTTCGTTTCTCTTTGCTCGATCTCAGATGATAAATTCTTTGGGATATATAACAACAACGGCTTACCGGGTTTAAAGTATTGGCTTGTTAGATGTATGCTTAACATGATTTACTCTACATCTTTAAACCAACCATTCTATCGTAACTTTCGAATGAAATGGGAAACGCTTGATGGCTTTGAAAACTTATGCGATACTTCTAATTCTAATCATGACTATAAAGAATTGCTATTTAATAAAATAGATGAGAATCGCAAATTGCTATCTTGGTACGAAAATGAAATGCTGAATACCTACATTGATTTAGGATTCAATCAAACTGAAATCTCAAGACAAACTAAGATTCCTTATCAGTCAATTGTCAAAACGATTCAAATAATCAAAAAGAAAATAAGAGAAGAATGATAATATTAGCCTCCGCATGCTTTGCAATCTTTTTTGTGTTGAATGGATTGAACAAAACTTTCTATGTTGATACAAAGCCTTTTAATTGTATTCCTTGCCTATCGGCTTGGACTGCATTTGTTTTATTCTTTATGCCCGAATGGATTGTGAACTTTGTTCTCTCGATGTTTGGTGCTGGAGTGCTTGGAATGATTGGATACAGATTAATGATTAAACTATGAACCAACAAGATATAGATTTTATTGAGGAACACATCCTTGAATTTGAAGCAGTCAAATTAGGATATACACGAAACATTCAGTTCAATGTATTGGATGAATTTCAAAGAATATATCAGCGTAATTTAGATTCAAGATTTGTATTGAATGCTTGGTGTGGCGCATGCGTGTTTGATATGCTCAAGAGATTAGGTGCGCATTACGAAGGATTCAAGTATATTCAAAATAAGCAATTAGTAGAACAACCAATCCAACAACCAACTCAACTAAAGCGTGGAAGAAAACCAAAGCAAACTTAGAATATTAGCCATTGGCTCACGATATTCTGGAGTTACTTACCATCGTTTAGCAATGCCATTGTCAATTATGGCTAAAGAATATTGCTTAATTACCGATGTATTAACGGAAGATTTAATCATTGAAAAGAATATTAACCTGGTAATCGTTAATCGGTTCATCGAGAATTATTCGTTATATGATTTGCTTGCATTAAAAACTAAGCACGGTTTTAAATTAATAGTTGATATTGATGACTACTGGGAACTATTCGACCAGCATTTAAGCGCAGTAGGTTATCGGAAGCATCGAGTAACTTCAGTAATTAAGAATTATATCAAGAATGCCGACTTAGTTACCTGTACTCATTCAAGATTATGGGCTGAAATTATCAAGATTAATAAGAATTGCGAGATTCTACCAAATGGATTGCCATTTGACAAGGATCAATTTACAACGGTTCAAATTCCTCATGAAACAATTAATATAATTCATACCGGTAGTATTACTCACTATCCAGATATTAAGCAATTAAAGCATCCAATGCGAGAACTTGCTAAGTCTAAAGCATTTAGAGAATCTACCAAGATGATTCTTTGCGGATGGAATGATTTCAATAAATGGCATTGGCAACAGATGGCTGATATTTATACGGCTGATAAGAAATTAAATCATGAGATTCTGCATTCGATGAATGTTGAATTGTATATGAATTTCTACAATGAAGCTGATATGTTGGTAGTTCCTATGCTTGATAATAAGTTTAATCGAATGAAGTCAAACCTAAAGGCATTAGAAGCTGGAGCAAAGCGCATACCAATCTTGGCTTTTAATCGTGATCCATACGCTGATATTCCAACCATATTCCAAGTAGATAACTGGGAGCAAGATATTAAACGAATGGCATTCTCAAAGCAAATGCGAGAAGATTATGGTCAAAGGAATGGAGATTATGTTCGAGAGCATTATGATATCTTCAAAATTAATGAGGCGAGAAACGCTATTTATAATAGATTAATCCAATAATATGCCAGTCATTAAATGCTCAAACGGAAAATATAGAATAGGAAGTGGACAATGTATTTACGATACTGAGGAGAAAGCCATTAGTGTATGGCAAGCTATACTTGCAAGTGGTGCATATAGCGCAGATAGCAATAAGATTTCTTTTGACTTTGATGACACTTTAACAACCGAGAGAGGGAAAGCATTAGCCAAGCAAAAGATAAGCGAAGGTAAGGATGTTTATATCATTACTCGAAGGCAACAATCTGCATCTGCTGAGGTTTATAAAGTTGCAGATGAGTTAGGAATTGCACATTCGAAAGTCCATTTTACAAATGGCAAGATGAAATGGGAAGAAGTTAAGAGATTAGGCATCGGAACGCATTATGACAATAATCAGCAAGAGATAGATTTAATCAATAAAAATACTGATACTAAAGGATTCAAATTTCAATTTATTGAACAAACATATAATGACTATCCACAAGCAGCGGTAAATAATGCTAAAAGTGCTTTAGCTTATGTTGAAAAACACGGATGGGGAACTTGTGGCACTTTGGTAGGTAAAGCAAGAGCGCATCAATTAGCAAACAAAGAAAATATTACAAGAGATACTATTGCTCGGATGGCATCTTTTAAAAGACATCAACAAAATAAAAATGTCTTATATGAAAAAGGATGTGGTGGATTAATGTGGGATGCTTGGGGTGGAACTGAGGGAATAGAATGGGCAATAAAAAAATTAGAGCAAATAGATAATGCAAGCAACTGATAAGGAATTTTTTGACCATGAAATAAATAATGGGATCACTCCAGAAAATCCAGAATATTATAATTTAATGGATTCTACTGCAAACATCATTGTTAATTATGCTCGAAACATTATTGAAATTGGTGCTGGACTTGGTACACTTGGTGAATGTTTAAAACTAAAAGGATGCGAATATTATGGTATTGAACCAAATAAATATCATCGAGATTTTGCATTGACCAGAGGAGTTGAATTGCATGACATAAAGAATTATCTTGACCATTGTCAAATGATTGTAAGCATTGAGGTATTTGAGCATTTAACAGATAAGCAAATTAATGACTATCTTAAAAGCATAAAATCAGATTATTTTTATTTTAGTTCTACTCCACATAAGACAACTGAAGAATTTGATACTTGGTGGGGGCATATTAATTTAAAATCTGAAGAAGAATGGATTGATTTTTTTGGTAAACACGGATACCATTTATATCAGAAATTAAGTTTACCAACAGAATGGAGTTTACTATTTAAGAAATAATGGCAAGACCAAATAAAAATATTGATGTTGAACGATTAATGGAATGGGCAAATGCTTACATTGATTATTGTCTTAATAATACGAAAGAAGTGGCAACGGCTTCTGGAGTTAAGGAGATACGAGAAAGGCATTTACCGACAATCAATTACTTTATAATGATTTGGCTACCAAGACAGAACTTTGAGTTCTACAACCGCCAAAGTTATTATAACATAATCAACGATTCAAATCATCCTTGCCATAGTGCAGTAAAAGAAATTGATGATATGTTCAGAGCATTGGCAGCTGATGTTGTTGCTAATGAGGGTAAAGGAATCTTCTATGCTAAGAATTTATTAGGCTGGACAGATAGAGCGAAGAATGAAGAAAAACAAGAAGTAATCATAAGCTTTGCAGACGAAAATAACACTTCCCAAGCCACACACTAATCAAGCCAAAGTTCTAAACTCTAAGGCAAGATTTAAGGTATTAATGTCTGGAAGGAGATGGGGCAAATCTCTTATCTGCCAAGTAATCACTTGCATTGAAGCAATGAAAGGTGGTAGAGTTGCTTACATAACTCCAACCTATCAGCTTGCAAAAGTTTTCTTTGATGAGTTAGCACGATTGCTTCCAAGTAGCGTGGCAACTGCGAATAGATCGGACTTGACATTTAAACTAATTAGTGGAGGCACAATTCGATTTTTTACCGGTGAGCGTTTAGATAATCTTCGTGGTTTAAAATTCCATTATGCTATTATTGATGAAGCTTCATTCATTCCAAACTTGGAGGATGGGTGGCAAAATTCAATTCGACCTACATTAACCGATTATCAAGGTAAAGCAATATTCCTTTCTACTCCTAAAGGTAAAAATTTCTTTTATTCACTTTACCTTAAAGGTTTAGAAAACGATGCCGAATGGGAAAGTTTTAAGTATACAAGCTATGATAATCCACATATCTTAGATTCGGAGATTGATGCAGCAAGAGCAGAACTTCCAAATGTAGTATTTGAACAGGAGTACATGGCTAATCCAGCTGAGAACTCAGCCAATCCATTTGGAAGCCAAGCAATTACTAAATGCGTTTCAGCAATGACAACTAATCCGGTTAAATGCTATGGTATTGACTTGGCAAAGTATAATGACTGGACTGTAATAATCGGTTTAGATAACGCTGGAAATGTAGCATACTTTGATAGATTCCAATCTGATTGGGCATCAACTCAGAATAAGATTCGTAACTTGCCTAAAGCACAAATGATTATTGATGCTACTGGAGTTGGCGATCCTATTGTGGAGCAATTACAACGAGAAGGATTAGACATCGAAGGATTTAAGTTTACAAGCCAAAGTAAACAAGAGATTATGCTCGGTTTGCAAGTAGCTATTCATCAAGAACGGATTCATTATCCAAATGGAATGATTAAAGAGGAACTTGAAATATTTGAGTACCAATATAGTTCTCATGGAGTAAAGTATTCTGCTCCAAGTGGCTTTCACGATGACTGCGTTTGCGCTTTGGCATTAGCTTGGCGCAAGTTTGATTTCAAGTCTGGTAGTGGCCGATATAGTTTTGCCTAATTTTAGCTATTTATATTTATGAAATGGAGTGATGTAACAATTTTTCAGTATCAGCAGATGCAGAATCTATTCGCAAAAAAAGAAAGCGGAGATACTGAATTAGATATTGCAGTAAAAACATTGGCTATTTTAACTAATAGAACTGAATCACAGATAGATTCTTTGTCTGTTAAGGAACTAACTACTCAATTAAAAGAGATTGAGTTTGTAACCAATAGCGAACCACAACCTAAGCCAGCTGATTATATTAAAGTTAATGGCAGAAAGTATCGGTGCATTTATGATATTCGTAATATGCCCTATTCAAGATATATCGAAAGCAAATACTTTGCTGAAGATACATTGAACAACTTGCATAAGATTGGCGCTTCAATGATTCGGCCAATGAAAAAGACTTGGCGAGGCTGGAAGCTTGCAAAGTACGATGCGAGTAAGCATGAGGAATATGCACAAGATTTATTGTCTGCTCCATTTGAAGAAGTTTTTGGTAGCGTGGTTTTTTTTTGTCAAGTATTCACAGACTCGATAAAGAATTTGGCGGATTATTTCAAAGCGGAGATGATAAAGAAGGGGATGACACAAAAGGAGGCAGAGATACAAGTGGAAATTTTATGCGCAAGTATGGATGGATTTATCAAGCTACCATCATCGCAGAACATGAAAGAATCAGACTTGAAGAAGCCTACGAACTTCCAACAATTCAAGCATTAAACGATTTGAGTTATATTAAATCCAAACAAGCGCATGATAGCGAACAAATGAAACAGATATATGCCAAGCATTAGTCAAGCACAAGCAAATTTAGGTAGAGATTTTGATTTTGGTGGTAGCGCACGACAAGGCGAAATTGCTTTAGATAATGTAGAGGCAATAATGATTAAATATGCAGTTGCATTTATCGAGAAAGCAAAGGCAACTATTACAAAAAAAGGAAAGATTGATACTGGTCATTTATCAGATATTAAAGTTGGAACATTAGTTCAAGAAGGCACAAAATATTCATTGACTATTGGATATGACAAAAGTAATCCAGCTTCTGAATATTATGATTTTCAAAATAAAGGAGTAAAAGGAATTAAAAGCAATCAACCTAATTCTCCTTATAAATTTAGAACATTAAGCGTTTCGCCAAAGTTTGTTTCGGCAATTATGGCTTGGTATTTAAGGCATCCAAATTATATTCGGAACGAGGATCAACGAAAAGGATTAACAGGATTACAAGCCAAAAGAAAATCTTTAGCAAAAGTAGTAAATAAAACCACTAAGATAAAATCATTGGCAGAGGCTACGGCTAAAAGCATAAAGAAAAAAGGATTAAAAAGAATTGGTTTCTTTGATGATAATTTAAAGGTATTTGGAACAGAGTTTCAACAACAAATGGCTCACGCATTAGGAACAGATGTAGCAATAAGCATAAAGCAACAATTTAAAGGTAATGGCAATAACAATAACAAGTAGTCCGGGAGCATATTCATCCGCATCAGATTCGATGTGGATTGTATGTAGTTCGACTAACTCAAATCAATCATCTTTCAAATATGTATTTGATGTACAAGTTGGTGGTAGCACCATTGCAACAATTAAAATATTCCCAGATTCGGGTGGATATGGGGTATTCGATACCGCGCCAATCATCCGAAACTACTTTAGTAGCACATTTATCCCTTCCGGAAGTGGATTGCTTCAAGGCGCATCAGATGGCTTACACCTTGACTACACAATTAACTTTGGAGAAGAATATGGTGGAACAACCTACACAAATTTAACATCTGGTAATTATATTGCATATCAGTATATTCTAAATCCTTATCGTACAAGCTTATCAACATTTGCAAATAAATTCTTGACAACAAGAGATAAGATGCAAGCAAAAGTAATAAGTGGAGAGAAATTCTTTATTACTTATTTTAATACTGATTTAGCCAATGTAACGGCAACGATTCAAAAATTAAATGAGGATGGAACAAATAGTGGCTCATCTTCAACAGGTTCTGGAATATCAACAGGTCAATCTTTGCTTTTAGACCTTTCCCCTACTGCGATTAATAGCTATTTAGGTAGTTCTTTTATATCAGATAGTACATTTGCCTACTCGGTTACAATCGGAAGCGATACAATCAAACTAACACAGACTTGCGCTCCGAGATTTACTCCAGTTTATTTAGTTTTTCAAAATGCTTTTGGTGGTTATGATACTTTTGCTTCGAGATTGCTATCAAGAAACATGAAGAAATTCAATCACAAGAATTATGATTCTGTTGATTATGTTCGAAGTGGTGGATCAATGAGTTATAAAGATTCTTATAATCGGTATTATGGAGGTATGACAAACTTTGCTACAAGCATTGATAATTCATATAAAATAGTTTCTGATTACTTATCAGTAACCGATTATAATTGGGGTTCTGAATTGCTTGCAAGTAATGAGGTTTACTATTGCATCAATGGCGATTATTATCCAATCACTTTCCAAACTCAAAACTGGGAAGAAAAGAATTACAATTCAGATAAGATGTTCAATTTTGAATTGACATTTGATTTAGGCAAAACTACTTACGCACAATTTAGATAGATGATAACTGAAATATATGTTGAAGGTCAAAGGCTTGATTTATTTTCTGACATTGGTGCAGAGTTAAATTATGCTATTGATGACATCAAAGATTTTGCTTCAAGGAATACTAATTATTCAAAGACTATAACCATACCGGGCAATGCAAATAATAATAAGGTATTTGGTCACATATACGATTTTAGTTCTGGCAATAATTATGGTTATCATTCTACTGGTGCAAATGTTGGTTATAATTTCGATCCTACGCGCTCGGCATCTTGCAAGATATATCACAATAAGATACAAATATTCAAAGGTGTAATCAGATTGATGCAAGTCAATATTGATAAAGGCTTTATTGAATATGAATGTAGTGTATTTGGAGAACTTGGAGGCTTTTCTTCTGCTATTGGAAACTCATTATTAGAAGATTTGAAAGTATTTTCTAACTATAATACTGTTTGGACTGCTACAAATGTTATAAATTCTTGGGATGTAAGCGGAGGTAGTGGTATTGTTTTCCCTTTAATTGACTATGGTCAATGTAGAAGTGGTGACCATGATTATCACATGAACGCATTTCGACCAGCTTTTTTTGTAAAAGAGTTGGTAAATGCCATTATTACTAAAGCAAAATATACTTATTCATCGGCTTTCTTTGATTCAACATTCTTTAAATCTCTTATTATTCCGAATAATAGTGGAGAAATGAATATTTTGCGCTCAAATTTATTGAATGCACAATCAGCCAATCAAACTACAACATCAACAGATTATGCAATAGTATTTAACTCAATTAATCAATATCAATTTACAAATACGGCTGGCAATGTATTTACATTCACAGGCTCAAATGGATCAATAGGTAAATTTAAAATATTTGGAAGTGGTACTTATTCATCAACTAAGGATATTACCATTGCTTTAATTCAAAATTCAACAACAATTTGGTCTGGAATTTTAGCCAAGAATGGAACTGCTACAAGTGCTTTTAATTTAGACCAATTAATTAGCACAACTTTAAATAACGGAGATACAATCCAAATTGCAGTAACGGCATCGGCTACCGGTAACTCAAATTATAATTTTCATACTGATAATATTGAATTTGATTTTGATTTGGATACCAAGACATTAATCAAAGCAGTATATGGTGATAGTTTAATAATGAATGATTTGCTTCCAAAGAATATTCAGCAAAAGGATTTCTTTATCTCCATTTGTAGAATGTTCAATCTCTATGTATGGGAGGATGCAAATAAAAGTAATCATTTAAATATTGAGCCTTATATTGATTTCTATAATACAGGTGCTGGATTTCTAAAGATTAACGATTTAGGCGAATTATTCTTGCATGGGGAATCGGGAGATTCAACAGGTTTGCTTTTGCTTTCCGATCCTGTAGCAAATTCAATTAATTGGAATGAGAAGCTTGATTATGGTCAGCCTATTACAATAAAACCAATGAGCGAATTAAATGCTCGGTATTATGATTTCTTTTATGATGATGATGATGACTTCTTAACTGAAGCTTATCAAAAGAAATATAATCTTAATTACGGAGATAGAAAAGAAGATACAAATTATGAATTTGCATCTGATAGATTTGAAACCAAATTAATCTTTGCTCCAGGAGTATTAGTCAAGCGTTCAGTTGATCCAAAGTTTGCAGTTAATATTTATAAGTCTAATAACGGTACTGAAGAACGCAAAGACCATAAGCTTCGCATAATGCAGTTTGCTAAGATTACAGGATTAAGTCAATCATATCATATTCAAGAACCAAGCGAAGCTGGTAACGGCAACAAATCAAGTTTAATAACAACTTATGGATATGCTGGTCATATTGATAATCCGATAACTCCAACAAATGATATTAATTTTGGAGTTCCAAATGAAACATTATTTAGTTTATCAACAGATTATCCAACTGCCAATTTATTTACGGCATTTTGGGGAGATTACTTGGCAGAGATTACAGGCAAGGATTCAAAACTACTTACTTGCTATTTATATTTGACTATTCAAGATATTTATTCACTTGATTTTGCTCAATTAATTTATTTGAATGGAGCATTGTGGAGATTAAATAAGATAGTTGATTTCAATCCTAATCTTTTCCAAACTACAAAGGTTGAATTATTAAAAGTGCTTGAAACCACATACGCATAATGGCAGTAAATGAAACGGTAGGGATTAATCTTGTTGCAGATACCAAAAGTCTGCGCTCCCAATTAAAGGAGGCAGTTGCTGAATTAGCAAATTTACAGAATAAAGCTGGAGCATCTGCGAAAGAGATTGCTACTGCTGCCAAAAGAGCAGCTGAATTAAAGGATCGTATTGGCGATGCAAAAGCAACTATTGAAGCATTTAATCCAGATGCTAAATTTAAAGCATTCGGTCAATCTATTGCTGGTGTTGCTGGTGCTTTTTCTGCTGCTCAAGGAGCATTAGCTTTATTTGGTGTTGAATCAGAGAATGTACAAAAGCAATTACTCAAAGTACAAGCTGCATTAGCTTTATCTGAAGGATTAAACTCAATTATGGGTTCGATTGATGGCTTTAAGAACTTAGCTTTAGTAATCAAAACACAAGTAATATCTGCATTTACTACACTTAGAGGTGCTATTATTGCTACCGGAATTGGTGCTTTAGCCATTGGATTAGGCTTAGTTATAGCAAATTTTGAGGCAGTAAAGGAAGCTATTTATAAAGCCATTCCAGGATTCAAAGGATTAGTAGATACGGTAGGTTCATTAGTAGAAAAGTTTACCGATTTTGTCGGAATAACATCTCAAGCAGAGAGGTCAGTTGATAAATTAGCAAAGCAAACTAAAAATAGAAATGCTGAACTTGAAAATGAGATTAAATTATTAGAGGCTGGAGGTAGCACATCCGATAAGATTAATAAAAAGAAGATTGAGCAAATTGAGAATGAGAAAAAGCTAATTAATGAGAAAGCTAAATTAAATGGTAAATATACCGATGAAGAACTTCAGAAACTTCAAGATTTAAATACTAATAAAGCAATTATTATTGCTCAAGATAATGTTGCAAAACAAAAGCAAGAGAAAGCGCATCAAGATGAGTTAAATAAGATTAAGCAACAAGCGGAGCAAGAGTATGCTTCTTATATGCACGATAAATATCTTGAATATGAAAGAGCAGACAAGCAACTTTATGATGATAGGATTCAAGAAGCACATAATGCTAAATCTATTTTAGAAAAGATTGCAGAACAGACTTCTAAAAACCAAGAAATCCGTATGGATAAACTTGGTAAAAAGATTGAGAATGCTGGAACTAAAGAAGTAAAAATTGCCGAAGCTACTTCAAGACAAAAAATAGCTTTAGCAGGAGATGTATTTGGTATTCTTTCGGGAATGGCAGAGCAAGGAACAGATTTGCAAAAAGGATTAGCATTGGCTCAAGTTGCAGTTGATACAGGACTTGCAATATCGGGTTTAACTGCATCAACTTCTGCACCATCTGCCGACAACTTAGCAACAGGTGGTTTATCTGGATTTGCTAAATATGCAGTTGGTATAATTAAGATTTTAGCTAACATTGCTCAAGCTAAAAATATTATCCAATCAGCTTCTTCAAGTGGAAGTGGTGGAGGAGCAAGTGCGCCAAGTATTGATACAACGGCTCCGGTAGTTCCACAAATTGAAATGCCTGTACCTACTCAATTAAATTCTACTTCATTAAATGCAATTCAGAATGTAGTAGCGAGAGCGTATGTAGTTGAATCTGATATTTCAAACTCACAAAATAGAATCCAAAGAATCCAAAATGCCGCAAGGTTTTAAAATATGAATTTACCAATTTACGCTTTAGAAATCTCAACAGATTTAAATGACCAATCAGAAGTTGATTTTGTTGCATTAGTAGATAATCCAGCTATTCAAAGAAACTTCCTTGCATTTAATGAAAATAAGGAATTTAAGTTTGAGATTCAATCAGAGGAAAAGCAAATTATCTCCGGGCCATTAATGCTTGCAAATACTCCTATTTATCGTAATGATAAGAATGGCGAGTATTATGTAACATTCTCTCCTCAAACTATTGAGCAAATCGTTCAGAAATTCTTTCAGAAGGGATTCCAAAATAATGTAAACTTGATGCACGATGCAAGCCAACAAGTACAAGGAGTTACAATGTTTGAATCTTTTATCTGCGATCCATCACGAGGCATTATGCCAATGAAAGGATTCGAAGATGCTCCAGCTGGTAGTTGGTTTGGCTCATTTAAGATTGATAATCCAAGCGTTTGGGCAGATGTTAAAGCTGGCAAATTTAGTGGCTTTAGTGTTGAAGGATTATTCAATTACAAGAAGCAAGTTGATAGCAATCAAAAGATGTGGGAGCAAATCTGCGAAATCCTTGAGCAAATTTAAAAGATAAAGAATTACAATTAAATTATTTATAAACGAGTACAAACAAAATTTTTAAAATGACAGTAAACGAAGCGATTGACAAAATCAAAGTTCTCCTTAATACACAAGAGGGAACTGTTGTTGCGCCAGATGTACCTACTGCAATGAACTTTGAAACTTACGACCTAAAAGATGGTAGTAAGATTGATTTAACTTCATTGGAGATTGGTGCTGATGCGATGTTAGTGGATGCAACTGGAAACTCTGCAGTATGTCCCGATGCGGAATACGAATTAGCAGATGGTACTTCCATTGTTGTAACAGGTGGTAAAATCTCTGAAATTGCACTTCCAGAATCTGATGCAGTTGAAGGTGAAATGCCACAAGATGAGATGCAACCAGCTACAATGTCCGAAGATAAATTCGAGGCAGTTGAGTTAGGTATCTCAGAATTGAAAGCTGAAAACGATGCTTTGAAAGTTAAGTTGGAAGAAATGGAAGGCAAGTTCAATTCTGCATTTGAGCAAGTATTGGATTTAGTAAGTGATTTGGCTAAAGCACCAAGTGCAGAACCTACACAAGTTCCAAAATCTACTTTTGCAAATGTTGAAAAGAAAGCTGATAAAGAAAGCCGTTTTTTAGACAGAATTAAATCATTAAAATCTTAAATTAAAATAATATGTCATTCAATGTATCTGCGTTATCGGACTATACTATCCAAAACGCACAAGAATTAGTAACATCTTCAGTATTGGGAGCAAAGACTGCTTCATTAATCAAGGCTCAAGGTAATGTGATGGTAGGTGTTAAGTCATCTGAAACTATCAACATTATGGACACAGATGCTATCTTCCAAGATGGTTCTTCTTGTGGTTTTACTGCATCGGGTTCAACTACTTTCACTCAGCGTTCAGTAACAGTTGGCCGTATTAAAGTAAACGAAGCACTTTGCCCTAAAGATTTAAACGCAAAGTATTTGCAACAAGCATTGCCAGCTGGATCACGCTATGATTCAATCGTATTTGCTGAGCAATTCTCTCAAAAGAAAGCTGCTACAATCGCAAAGCAATTAGAAGAAACAATCTGGCAAGGAGATACAGGTTCTGCAAATGTGAACTTGAACAAATTTGATGGTTTTGTTAAATTAGTTAATGCTGCTTCTGCTTCAGTAATTCACGCTAACACTTCTGGATACTATGGTACTCCATTAGCTGCTTCTGCTGGTATCACAACTTCAAACGTTATTGCAGTAGTTGATGCAGTTTACAAAGCAATTCCAGCACAAATCGTTTCTTACGATGATGTAGCAATCTTTGTTGGTATGGATACTTTCCGTACTTATCAAATTGCATTGAAAAATGCTAACTTATTTGCTTATAACTTCGATGGCAAAGCTGATTCTGAGTTTGTTCTTCCTGGTACTACTATCAAGGTGATTGCAGTTCAAGGTTTGAATGGTACTTCTAAAATCTACGCAGCACGTTTGAGCAACTTATTCTTGGGTACTGACTTGTTGAACGAAGAAGAGAAATTCGAATTGTTCTACGCTAAAGAAGCAGACCAAGTACGTTTTGTATCTGAGTTCAAAATGGGTGTAAACTTCGCATTCCCAGCTGAAATTGTCGATTTCATTTTAGCATAATTTAATTGGGCAGGTTATTAAGTTAATCTGCCCTATTTTAACACTTTAAAAGAAAATATTATGGCTTGCGCATTAACACAAGGTTACGCTCTTGATTGCCGTGATTCTTTGGGTGGTATTACCGAAGTTTATTTCATTGAATTTAAAAATGTTTCTGCAGTTACGGAAGCATCTGGTGTTGTTTCGGCAATTACTAAAGGTGCTGGCAAAGTATTCCGTAAATATGAATTAGTACCAGCTACTTCTTCATTAACTGAAAACATCAATGCAAATGTTGCAAATGGAACGGTTTACTACGGACAAGAATTGTCAATCATTTTAAATAAGTTACAAGCAAATACTCGAAATGAGATTTTATTACTTGCCAAGAATGTTTTGATGGCAGTAGTAACTGATAATAACGGAAAATATTGGTTATTAGGTAAAACTAACGGAATCAATGTTACAGGTGGAAGTGGTTCAACAGGAACGGCTCAAGGTGATCGCTCTGGTTATACTCTTACTTTCTCTGCAATGGAAGCTAATATGGCTCCAGAGGTTTCATCAAGTATCATCGCTGGCTTAATAGCTTAAAGATAGTTTGGTTGATTAGGTTAGAATTGGAGGACAGAGTTCCTCCTTTTCTTTTTTATAGTAATATTAAATTATTTGCTATTTATAAAAGATGATACACTTAATTAAAGGTCAAACAAATTCCGTAGTATTAACATTAAGCGAAAAATGCACTTTAAATTCGCCTAATTATCTATTTGTATGCACATCAAGAAATACAAATGAGAAAGTTTCATTTGTTATTTTAAATGCTTCAGATTTATCAACTTATAAAACTCGATTTAATAAGTTCAACATCATCACTTCTAATTATTTTGCTTCATCAACTAATGGAGAATGGTCTTATATAATTTATGAGCAAACATCAACAAGCAATTTAAATCCAAGTTTAGCAACTGGAATCGTAGAAAAAGGACAATTTACATTAAATGATTCTTCACAATTTTCGTTTAATAGCTATACTTCAGTAAGTAATACATATAAAGTACGAGATATATGAGTAATGAATTAATGGTACTTTCATTCCAAGAGGCCAAACAACCAGAATATAAGGAGAAAAAAGGCGAAGGAGGAGGCTATATTGAATTTGGTTATCGTAATGATTATCCTAATTACCTTGTTGAACTATACAATAAGTCAGCCAAGCACAATGCTATTGTAAAAGGTAAGGTAAATTATATTACCGGTAATGGATTTAAATTCGAGAATCCAGATCCTATTGCTGAACAATTTATTAAGCAACCAAATCAATACGAATCTCTTGATGAAATTACTCGAAAAGTTTCAACAGATATTGAATTATTTGGTGGTGCTTATGTTGAAGTAATTTGGTCATTGTCTGGCGATAATATCGCAGAAATTTACCATGTAGATTATACTAAGATTCGTACCAATGAAGATAATACTCAATTCTGGTATTCAGATAATTGGCTTGATAGAAAATATAAGCGTGAAGTATATAATGCTTTTAATACACAATTAAGAACAGGCAAACAAATCCTTTATCTAAAGGAATATCGTCCAGACTTAAAGGCTTATGCTTTACCGGGTTATTTCGGTGCTTTAAACTACATAGAATCCGATATTGAGGTTTCAAAGCATATTCTTGGTAATGCTCAAACAGGATTTTCTGCAAGCAAGTTAATTACATTGCCTAATGGTGAGCCAACGGATGAAGAAAAGCGTCAAGTAGAGCGTAAGTTTACGGATCGTTTCACAGGTTCTGATGGCAAGAAGTTTATTCTATCATTTACAAATGATGCTTCAAGAAAGCCAATCATTGAGGATTTAGGCGCAAGTGATATAACTAAAGAAGATTTCAGCAATGTTGATAAAATTATTCAACAAAACTTATATGCTGGTCATCAGATTACTGC